CAGCGCCTGGCCGACGTGGTCCGCGCCCTGCCCCCGGCCCAGCGCGGCGCGATGGCCCGCAAGATGGTGGCCATGCTCACCGCCGACCACCCGAACTTCAACGGCCGCACCTTCTACGAGGCGGCCGCCGTTCCTGTCGTGAAACGAGGCAACCGCTACTTCTACGCCGAGGAACTTGAGGACCCGACGACCGTCGACCCCGAACTGTCGGGCACCGACGTCCAGGAACTGGCGGGCGACGACTTCGACTCGCTGGCCCTGGACAATGTCGAAACCCAGCCCAAGGACGCCTCCATCCACGCCTTCCGGGCCTTCGACTCGTGGCTCCACAAGGCGACCGGCCGGACTGCACGCCAGCACCGCAACGCCAACTTCATCCGCCGCGCCGCCGCCTCGTACTCGGCCCGGTGGCAGAACCCGCAGGCCAAGCTGGCCACACTGTTCCCGACGCTGGAATACGTTCTGGCCGAGGCCCGCAAGTTCGAGGGAGGCAATATGCGTCAACGCAGGGCTCAGGACGAGTCTTTGAGCGTGGCGGCACCACAGGACCGGATCGACGTCGAGGCTCCTGTCAAGAATGTTACCGACGCAGACGCGCAGGCATCGCAGTTCGATCTCAGCGACTTCGCGCACAACGCCGGTGACCAGCTCGCTGACCCGGTCCTCGATGTCGTGGACGGTAACGCGGGCACCTGGGCACCCGACAAGGGTAAGGAGTCCAGGAAGCTGGCCACGGGTGTGGAGGCCGTTCGTCTGGCCGACGCCTACATCAAGGCCTACCCGGGTACCTACTCGGAGAAGGACCGGTGGACTCTGACCGCCCGGTTCGAAACCCTTCGCTCGCCGGTTGTTCGTGACCGGATCCGTGTCCTCGAGGCGGTCGTCGCGGACCAGGGCAAGCAAAGCAAGAAGACCGCACGCAAGGTCGCCGCAGCAGGCTCTCGCGGGACCAGAGGGATTCCGGTCGGATTCGCCAACCAGCGCGTGGCGAGCACCCGTCGGATTTCCGCCAGTGATCCCGACACCGACAGCGCCCTCTTCTTCTGAGGGCCTGACTAGACACCTCTGAAAGGAGGAAGAGAGTTATGTTCCGACCCACTGTGGCCAACCCGGCCCAGAAGCGCACCCTGCGCCCGATCTACGCGCAGCACCAGGCGACACCGTACGGCGGATTCCTGGACCCGTCTTGGAGCCGTTCGTTCGACATCCTTCCTGGTTCGGTGATGTGCCGCAAGACGGCTGAAGTCTTCACCCCCTACACCGGCGCGGCCAACCAGAAGCCCTTCGGGCTCTCGGCCCTGTTCTGCGCCCCGTCCCTCGGCATCGACGAGGTGACAGCGACCGGCACCAACCTGTTCACGGTGTGGACCGGCGCTATCGACGCGGTTTTCGAGGTCGTCGCCCCGGCGTTCGACGCGACCGCCAACTGGTCCGGCCTGAACCCTGTCAATGGCGGCCGTGTGCTGCTGACCGGGAACTCGGTCGGCCTTCTCACCCCAACCGGCGCGAACAACTCGAACGCGATCGCGGAGCTGATTGACGTGGAGTCGACCTCGGTCATCCTCGTCCGCCTGAACCCGTTCAACTTCGCCAGTTCCGTCGCCGTCGGTTCGGCGAGTTAGGAAGGGGTAGGACAATGGCTGTTCCTGTTGCTACCGGTTCCGGCTTCGGCCGGTTCGCGAAGAAGTCCGACGAGTACGTCTCCGACATGCAGTCGACGATGCGGAAGATGGGCGGGCGTAAGCTGTCGGCCCGCGACAAGCAGGTCAAGCTGGCGAACATTCTGGCCGACCGCCAGAATGGGATGGTTCGCCTCGGTCAGTCGATGATCGGCCCGATCCAGCTTCAGCTTCGCTACCAGGGTATTCTGCGGAATGTTCTGCTGGAGGACACTTTGACCCCCGGCGTGCCCATTCAGTACGACATCCTGGACGACCTGGGTCAGGCGTACCTCCTGCACGGCGACGAGGGCGAGATCAAGATCACGCCCTTCGAGGGCAAGCGTGTCGAGATCCTCCTGTTCCGCATCGCCTCCTTCCCGAAGATCAAGAAGGAAGACCTGTACTACCTGCGGTCCAACATCGTCGAGTACACCCAGGACATGACGAAGCAGGCGATCATGCGTCAGGAAGACGCCCGCCTGGTGACCCTGCTGGAGGTCTCGGCGGCCCAGTACCGGTCGGTCGACCCGACCTCGGCACCGGGCACCGGGTCGCTGCCGAACGAGATCCAGGTGGCGGGTACCTACCTGTCCCCGGACGACCTGTACACGGCGGTGACCTTCACCGACCAGCGCATGTTGGACAGCACCCGTCTGCTGTGCAACCCGCAGGAGTACCGTGACTTCTACAGGTGGGACATCAACACGACCGGCTGGGCCTTCAAGGACAGTGTCGTGGCCGGTGAGCGGATCGTCCAGTTCGGCGAGTTCCAGATCGGCAAGTCGATCATCATCCCCCCGGGCACCACGTACCTGACCCCGGACCCGTCCTTCCTGGGCGTGTTCCCGGTCATGTACAGCCTGGACGTCACCGAGAACAACCTCGTGGAGCAGTTCCACAAGGGATGGGTGATGGACGAGCTCGTCGGGATGGCTGTGTTAAACCCACGCGGCATAGTTATACTTCGTAAGAGCTAGTAACTCTTGCGGGTGTAAACCAAGCCTAGTTTGAAAAGCAAGG